GGACCCTTACCGGGAGAAGTCCGAACGAGTGCAGCCTCCCCCGTACGCCTCTAAAGGTGAATGGGTTGGTTGGGCGGTGCACGCCTCCCAGTCGACGGATTCTCCTATTACCCCGGATGACGCTGAAGCGTTGACGAAAACGGATCTGATCGAAATGTATAGCGTCAAGTAAAGGGGTTCGCATGGCTGCGTTTTATGGCGATTTTGTTACCCCGGACATGTTGGCGCAACCCTCCGATTTGGCAAATTATACGGGTCAGCCTGCGCCGGCGAATGCGACGAACTTGTTGCGTTCTGCTACGGCGTTGGTGTTGCGTGAAACCCGGATGGCGTATTACGTCGTTGACCCGTTGACAGGGTTGGCGACGGATGTGCAAATAAGCGCCGCCTTATTTACGGCTACGTGTATTCAGGCGGCTGCGTGGGCGGCGATCGGGTACGACCCGCTAACAGGTGGTGTGCTCACACCGACTGTCACGTTGTCGTCAAAGATTGGTACTGCTGCGGAAACGTTCGCGGATGCTGCTGCTGCGGCGAAGGCACGTGAGGATGCGATTACGGGTTTGGTGCCGGAAGCGGAGAGGGTGCTCGAGTACCAGAATCTGCTTATCCCGAACCCGTGGGTGTTCGGATGATTTCGCGGTGGTTCGTTGACACGGTGACCGTTGAAACATTCCGTGGTTCGGGTGCGATGGGTGACCTGTTTGCGGCACCTGTTGTCCTTGCCCCACCTAATGGGTGTTGGGTTGAGAATTCGCGCAAACTTGTGCGGGCTGCGAATGGTGAACAACTCATTTCGGAAACCACCGTTTACACGGCTGCGGCGAATAACGCATTGTTTACTACCGATTCTCGGGTGACGATCAATGGTGTTGCGGCGCGTGTTCTGAAAGCGAACGAGAACGATACTGGTGGTTTGATGCCGTCAGTTGACCATGTGGCTATCAACCTGATTTGAGGCGTGATGGGCATCGAATGGCATTTCGATTTGCATTTGCAGCAAATCAACGAGCAGGTGCATGCGGCTATTGTTCCGGCGTCCATGCGGGCTATGGAGCATGTGCGTGGTGTGGTGGCTTCGCAAACCCCTGTTGATACAGGAAACCTTGTTGGTTCTGAGGAAGTGCGCCCGATGGCGGATGGGGCCGAAATCTATATTCCCGGTCCTTACGCCCGCAACCAGCATTACACCCTGGACTTTCATCATACGGTCGGTAACGCATTGTACCTCGAACTGCCGATGATGACTGAAGGTCAGAAAGCTATCGATATGTTGCGTGACGATCTTGGGAAGGCCATGTGATGGGTACTGCCGCTGACCTTTCGAACGGTATCGCAACAATGATTTCGAATGCCGGTATCGCTGTTTACAACACGTCCAGTGTGTACGCGGATTCCGCGACAGGCATTGTGTTCAAGGATATGCCGGCGAAACCTGACCGGTGTGTGGTTATCACTGTTGTTCCGTTGACGGACCAGATCAGTATGCCGCTCGGTCAAGTGATGGTGCAGGTTCGCACTCGAGGTAACCCTGGCGCACCTTTAGATGTTGACGATTTGGGCGATTCAATATTCGCTGTACTGCATGGGACTACTGCGCTCACATTCAATTCGGTGTATGTGAATCAGATGAACCGTCACTTGTCTGTTCCGATGGGAATGGATTCGCTGAAACGGTGGGAACGTGCAGACCAGTATTACCTTGATTTGAGTTATCCCCCCACAAGCAACCGCCCTAACGGTGGTTCCTGGTAAACCCAGATACCAGTTTTAGACCCCTCCAAGTTGAGGGGCTTTTTCATTTAACGCCCCAAAGCCTTTAGGAGGCACAATGCCCTCGGCACTTGCACGACGGTTTAAAGTAGATGTGTCCACGGACAATGCAACATGGGTGAATTTGAAGGGTATTGACGACCTCAATAACTCTGAGACTCCCACAATTCAGGCCGCTGACACGTATGACACGAACGGGTTCGCCGCGTTCGAGAAGACGATGACTGGTTGGAAGCTTGTTATCAAAGCGTTCCGGCCGACGACTGCTGGCGTGTTTGATCCGGGTCAGGAGCTTGTGCGTGCTGCACGGTTCCAGTTCCAGACTTCGGCACGCATTTATGTGCGCTGGTATGACCGTAATGGTGCGCCAGAAGCGTATTCGGGTCTGGCGATTGTGGATTGGAACCCGTCTAAGACTGCGGTTGCGGATCTTGAAGAGGTCACGATCACTCTGACTGGTGATGGTGTTCTGACTTCGATCACGAACCCGTATTCTCCGACGTCGGTGCCTGTGATCCTCACTGCCACCCCTTCGGGTGTTGGTGTTGGTGGTCAGGTGCAGATCACCGGTCAGGGTTTCACCGGAACAGTCGTCACGACTGGTGTGAAGTTCGCTGCGGTGAACGCGACCTCTTGGATTGTTGTTTCGGATTCGCTGATTGTTGCGGTTATGCCTGCCGGTTCTGCCGGTTCGGCTGCGATCACGGTCACGAACGCTACGGGCGCTTCGGCGGCTTTCCCTTACACCCGTACCTGATAGCTGGGGTGCGGCCGGTCTGGGTCCGGGCGCACCCCGCATTTGTTCATACCCAGTTACGGAAGGCAAACCCAGAATGGTTTTCGCAGATTTTAATGAACTTGTTGATCCGTTGGTTCTCCCGGTCAATGGGGTCAAGTATTCGATTCCTCCGGTGAGTATGGCGGCAGGTTTGAAGTTCACTCGTGTTACAGCGGAAGGGTCGGACCCTTCGGAGACGATGAGTGATGAAGAGTTTTACGGCGCGTTCCTTGGTGACGCGTATGAGCTGATGGTGGCTGATGGTGTGCCGGCTACTGCTGTGAAGCGTGCCGCGTTGACTGCCCTGGCTGATTTTCAGCGTGGCCGTGAGGTGGCCAAGATTATGTGGGCGACTGGTGCTGACCCAAAAGCGCTGACGGCGTACGTGGCGAAGCATCAGAACAGGGCGCAGCGCCGCTCCAAAAGTACGGTCGCGGCAACCAAGACCCGGACACGGGCCTCTACGAGTGGTACGAAGACGTCCCAGCCCGAGTAACCAGTAAAGGGCTTGACGTTTCGTGGCCTCAAATTTTCGACGCGTGGCCGTTGCTGGAGTCTGATTTTGATTCTGAGTACGGGCATGACTTGTCGGAGTTGATGCATGTGAAGTCGTGGCGTTGGTTCACGGTGCGGTTGGCAGGGTTGTTCGCGGCGGATACCCGCATTCACAGGCTGTTCAGGCCGTCTGACGAGGGAGATCCCGAATGAGTGGCGAAGGTCCCACGGTAGCCGGTTCGATCGTTGGCAAGTTGAAGGTTGATGATTCGGAGTGGGTGGCCGAACTTGACCGGGCCGAGGTTAAGGCGCGTGAGCTGGGTTCAACGAATCCGACGATCAAGGTCAAAGCTGAAGTTGCTGATGCGCTTGCGAAGATGGAAGCTGTCAGGGCCGCTGAAGAACAACTGGGGTTCGCTAACGACCGTCTGAGACTGTCTTATCAGCGGCTTGATGAGATTCAACAGAAGGGTGGGGCTTCTGAGTCTCATCTGATGCAGTTGCATTTGTCGGCGTCACGCGCGGAAGCGGCGCATGAGGCCGCGACACGCAAACTTGCGGACGCGCAGAGAGTGTTGAATGACGCTAACGCCGTTGGCGCGGGGGTGCATGACACAGCGGCTCCTGCTGCGGCTGCACCCCCCAAGGGCGGCGGGGCCGCTGCTGGACCTGCTGTGGCGATCGGTATCGCTATTGCGGCGTTACTGCCGCTGGTGTCAGCTTTGGCGGGTACTGTTGCCGCCCTTGGTGGGGCGTTTGCGGGTATGGGGGCGGCTGGTGTTTTGGCTGTGCTGGGTATCAAGCACGCGATGGCTGATGGGACTGCTGCGGGTAACCAGTTCTCGGCTGGGCTTGAGATTCTGCGCAACAACCTAAACCAGCTTGAGGCGTCTGCCGCTACAGGAATGTTGATTTCGTTTCAGCGCTCTATTTCGTTGATCAACGATTCGATGGGTCCGTTGAATGCGGAGATCGGTTCGTTCTCCCGCGTTTTGGGGACAGCGGGAACAATTGTTCTTTCGACCCTGATTTCTGGGTTCCAAACTTTGAACCCCCTGTTTCTGCAAGCTGGCGTGTTCATTGAACAGTTGGCGCTTGGTTGGCAGCGGTGGACGACTGGTGGGGGTCTGGCGAAGTTCGCTCAGGACGCATCGGTAGCGCTCCCGCGAGTCACGGATGCGTTGGGTTCTCTACTGAATGGTGCACTGTCGCTGATTGGGGCGTTTGCCCCTCTGGGGACCGTCATCTTTGGCGTAGTTGGCATTGTTGGGCAACTGCTGACCGTGATCGCACCTTTGATCGCGAACCTTCTTCCAATTGTTGCGGCTGCGGGTGCCGTTTGGGGTGCGTTCGCGCTTTGGAAACTGATCGAGCCCGTTGTTGGTAAGGCAACTCTTGCGGTAAAGACGTTCGGTGTCGGTCTTTCTATCGTCGGTGGTATTGCCGGTATGGCTGTTGCAGCCGTCGGTTATATCGCGTCAGCGTTTGTGGCGTCCAGGATTGCGTCAGCAGACGCGGCGACAGCTTTGCAGAATTACACGTCAGCGGTTGAGCAAGACAGCGGCGTTATTGGTAAGAACGTTAAGTTGCAGACAGCAAAAGCGTTGGCGGACAAGAATTCTCTCGGACAGTACAACAGTCTCGGGCAGTCGGCTATCGATATTGGTCGGAAGCTTGGTTTGACGGCAGAGACGGTCACTCAGGCAACGCTGAAGAACCATGACGCCATTCTCAAAGTCAATCAGGTAATGACTGACTATGCCAACAACCCTGCGAACTCCACGGCGAAAGTAGCGGCGTTCCGTGCGAACTGGGACAACCTTACTGGCGTAATTACCGACAACCAGAAATCGGTAGGCGACGCCATCAAGGCGTACAACGACATTGCGTCAGCTCAAGGGTTGGCGTCTATTTCGACCAAGGCGCAGTTGGACGCGCAGGTAGCGTTGGCATCCGGGTACGGCATGTCCGTCTCCGCGTACCTGCAAGTTGTGGCGTCTTTTCAGGCTGGGGCTCCGGCAATGGCGGCCGCGTTGGGTTTGACCCAAGGGGCATATGTGGGATTGGCGGTTGCGGAGAGTTCAGCTACTCAGGCAGCCAAGGATTGGAAGAGTGAAACCGATCTGCTGAATGGTGTTCCGCAGACGTTGGAGGCCGCGAACATTAAGGTCGCGGCCGACTTCATCACATTGGCTGCGAACATTCAGACGAGCATGAAAACGATGGGGGCCGCTCAGGCAACATCGTTGGATATCAACACGGCGACGGGCAACGCGAATCATCAGTGGGTGCTTACGGCGGTGCAGGATGCGCAAGCACAAGCCGATGCGATAGTGGCTTCGGAGACGAAGCAGGGCATCGCGGTGACGACGGCTAAGGCAGACGGGGACGCTGCGTTGGCGAAGAACCGGCAGTCGATCATCGATCATGCTACTCAGGCCGGGTTGGATGCCGGTCAAGTGTCGGGGTTGGTTGATCAGATCTTGCGGTTGCCTTCTGACAAGACGGTGAAACTGGAGGCTGATGCTGCTCAGGCGATGATGACCGTGGCTGAACTCCAGGCTGCACTTGACCGTCTGACCGCTAACTCGCAGATCGTCGCAAACCAATACGCTGCGGGAAACGTGTACACCACGCACAAGGCGGATGGTGGCACTGCTGGCATGTCGGCTGGTGGTTCTGTGAGCGGTGCCGGTTCGGCGTTCTCTGACACGGCGGGCATGTACCGGTTGGCGAATGGTGAAGAGGTCACGTCTGACAAGTTCGGGCAGGCCTCCCACTGGCGTCCTCTGTTGAAGATGATCAACATGGGGGCCCCGGCTGGGCAGATTGCCGGGAAGGCCGTACACATGGCCGGCGCGACCACCTCAGGCGCACAGTTATCCGCTGGACGCGACCGGCCGATCTTCATGGATGGTTCCTTGTTTGGGGTGCTCCGCGAGATGGCGAACGGTGAAGCGCAGATCGTTGTCAACCAGGCGAACACACGCCAAAAAATGGGTCTAACAGCGGGTAGGCAGAAAGGGTCGTTCTAATGGCGTACGCCCCAACTCTCACCCCGTCCCTTGACGCGAACCCGTCACCCCGTGTGCTGGTTGTGTTCACTTCGTTCACGGCTGGCACGCAAACGGTGAATGTGTACCGTACTGCGGAGGGGCGCACGTTCAAAGTTCGTGGTGGGGTGAACTTGTACGCTGTGGGCGGGGTTTCGGTGATGGATTACGAAGCCCCGTTCGGGGTGACTGTTTCGTATCAGGCGGAACAGTTCAACTCGGCGGGTGTGTCGCTCGGGTTCACGGATGCTGCTGCGGTCACGTTGGCGGTGACGGATACGTGGATTCACCAACCGTTGTCACCAACACTCGCAGTCACCGGCAAGATCATGATGGATTCGGCAAACAGTTTCATGCGCCCAATCCCCGGTTCCACAATGTGGCCGGAAGGCGCAACCGTTGGTCGTGTGATTGGTGGGCAAAGGCAAGGTCTGAACCAGATGCAGTTGAACGTGAAGCTTGCGTCAACTGCGGATTCGGACACGTTCGCATCAATGTTCGGCAGTTACACGTCGAACTTCCCTGCCGTGTTGTGTATTCGCACACCCCCGGTGATTCGGATGCCACGCCTGTTGTTCGCCGCATGTTTGCAACCAAAAGAAGTCATTGCAGGCATCAACCGGCTCATCGCATGGCAGATGGTTATCGACGAAGTGGCACCGCCTGCCCCGGGCTTGTTGTTGCCGTTGCTGCGGCGTGAAGACATTGACGCTGCGTTCACGACGAGGGCTGCACGTGCTGCCGCGTACGCAACCCGTATTCAACGCGACTCCGATTACACCAAAGCGGGTCTAGCCGGCTGATAGGAGCCCCTATGAGGTTCGGTAGCGACGCACTGAAAAGTGGGCTCGATGGGGCGTTCACCAAACGGTACATGGTGGATGTGGTCGCTAACGGCACACGCGTGTTGCAGGATGTGCCGATCATCAACCCACAGTTCACTGATGCGGCAACATCGCAGGTGCAGTTCACGGGTTCGTGCACGATCGTTTATCAGGGCGATTTTGCGGAGTCGGTTGCACCGTCTGGGATTGGTGACACGTTTGCCCCGTTCGGGACACAACTGGTGGTGTCGGTGCTGACTGAGGTTGGTCCTGGGTTGCAGGAACGAACCATGTTGGGCACTTACCTGCTAACGGATACTCCTTCGATTCGAACAACCCGGTTCGAGTTCAACGGGGCTGTGGTGGCTGATGGTGACCTGATCGATTTGACGTTGCAGGATTTGTTTGCGGGTGTGCAACGGGACCGGTTTGATGCTCCTGGGACTGCCCCGGATTTGTCGAGTGTGTGGAACGAGTATCAGCGGCTTACCGGGTTACCTGTTACGAAAACTGTTACGGATGCGGCTATTCCGGCATCGGTGGCGTATCAGGAAGACAAGTTGCAGGCGTGTTATGACTTGGCGACAGTGTTGGATGCTGTTGCGTATGTGACACCTTCGGGGGCTGCGTCGATGCGCCCGAATGTGTGGCCTGCTGCTGTGGATGACCTGTTTACTGCGGATGTTGCTGATGGTGGCACTCTGGTTGATGTTGTGCCGCATTTGTCGAATACGGCTGTGTATAACGCTGTTGTGGTGCGGGGGACTGCTCCGGATGGGTCAACGATTGTGTTGGCTACGGCTGAGGTTACTGATGGGCCGTTGCGGGTGAGGAACGCGGACGGGTCGTTGTCTCCGTACCGTCGTGTCCCGTATTACTACACGTCGCAATACATTACGACGCAAGCGCAGGCGCAGGCGTATGCGGACACATGGATTAGTCGCGTGTCACGTCTGCGGTCTTTGACTTATGACTTGGTGGAAGCGTTCAACCCGTTGCGTGAGGTTGGCGACGTTCTGAACGTGTACCGGTTGGGGCAATCGTTCACAGCCCGGATCACTGATATTCGGCGTGATTCGGGTGTGACGCAGGCGGTCACGGTGACGGTGGATCCGGCGATTGTGCCACCCCCGTATGCGCCTGCGGTGGTTCCACCGTATGTGCCACCTGTTTACCCGGCAACAACTTTGTACCCTTCACCTTCTCTCTACCCCGGCTAAGGAGCACGTTTTGGCATACGCGAAGGTTGGTCCTTGGACTAACGGGACGGCTCCGGCGTTGAATGCTGGGAACCTGACCCAGATTGAAACGCAGTATGACGTCGCGATGGCGGACACGGCAACCTTGTATGGGAAGGATGTTCGGGCGTGGGCACCGTTCACGGTGTACGCGTTGGGGCAGGCGGTTGTGAACCCGTCCGGCGACCTCGTGACGGCTGCGACCGCGCACACGTCTGGGGCGTCATACACGCCCGCGAACTGGGTACTTGCACCCTTGCTCGCCGCGAATACATTCATCAACGCAGTCCAGACGTACGGGGTCATCGCTGACGGTGCAACCGACACGACAACCCAGTTGCAGAATGCGATCAACGCGGCATCAACAGCGGGCGGCGGAACTGTGCTGTTGCCCGCTGGGGTCATGATCGCGCACGGGCTCGTCCCGAAGTCTGGGGTGACGCTCCTCGGCCACGGCCGGAACCTCACGAAGCTGCGTACGACGACCGCGGCCACTGCGCTGTTCGTGTCCGCTGCTGGAACAAACGCTTGCGTGTTCCAAGGCCTGTCGTTGCAGTCGGTCGGTGGCGGCACAGTGTTCAGCGGCGTCCTCTATCAGTCCGTTTTCCGTGATTGCGGGTTCTTCCAGAACGTTGACGGCTACTGCATCTTCGATGTCACCGGGTGGATCGATAACCTCATCCAAAACGGGGACTTCACCCACACGTTGACCGCGACCGTACCAACGTTCCGGGCTATCAGTGCTACCGCTGACGTTGCGTCGTTCACCATCGAATCGTGCCGGTTCACGAACACCGGGAATTACGCGATCTGGTTGGAAGGCACATCCGGCGCTTTCGTCCACAACCCGACCTTGCGCGGCATCACCTTCGAGATCCCGAACGGCGGCGCGGTCAAGCTCCTGTCGTGCAGGAACGCCCGCATCGACACGTGCAGCGTAAACGACCTGTCCGCCTCTACCACCCGAGACCTGTTCGTTATCGACAAGTCCAGCAGCGGCGGCGGTGTCGCTTCGCAATCCACGACGATCACCGGTATCACGCGAGACAGCTCAGCAACCGGTCTCGGCGCTGGCCTGTACGACATCAATGTCGTCAATGCCACCGAGACGGTCATCATCGGAGCCAACCGGTATCCGTCTGGGTTCTCTATCAACCTGAACTCGAATCCGGCGATTGTCATGGGGAGCCAAACCGCCACACTCGCGGGCACAAACCAGGCGACGGTCGCCTATGACGGCTTCTTCCGGTTCCCGTTCTACTCAACGGCTGGACGTCCGGCTCCGTCAACGGTCGGTCTCGCATCCGCTGTGTGGGATTCGACGTTGAACAAGTTGGTCACGTCGGACGGCACGAACTGGCGTGATGGTGCCGGAACAATCGTCTAGATCGGGCGGGCGGTAGCAGTCAATTCCGTTCGGAAGTGCGGCGGAGTGCGCAACCGTAAGACTGCCTCCTCCGCGCCTTCCGGCGTGGTCGCGTACGCCGTGAACTCTCGGTCGAAACCCGCACCCGTGACGGTCACCGTGAATCTACGCGTACCACATTGCTCGGTCATGACCCAAAGCATACCCGCATGGCTTTGGTTTCACTCTCGCAGGCTACACGCCGCGCTCGACACAACGGAGGTCCGATGCCTGACGACGTGTCCGACGCGTTACTCGCCGCCCTAGGCAACAACCCTCCCGGCGCACGCATCCTCCAAGCAACATTCGTGTCCGCAACCCCCACAGGTTGTTT